CGTCCTTGCGCACGCGCGCGTAGGTCGCTGCTTCGTAGACCCCGTTGACGAGGCGCAGATACCAGAATTCGTGCGTCGTGACGCCGTCGATCGAGTGACAGCACCAATGGCCATCGGATCCCATCGCAGGATGCGACCCGGCCGGCCATGGGACCTCGACGTAGAAGTCGTAGCGCGGCACCCGCACGCCATTGACGATCTCGCCGAAGATGTCTCGGACACGGACCGTTATCGTCGGGTCGCCCGGGGCTTCGTAGAAGACGTTGATCGCGTAGTTCTGGGCGTTCACCGCATAGGCCGTCGCGCCGCCGGAGATCGTCGTCTTGCGGATCCACTCTGTACGCTCATCGCTCGGCCCGTAGTACGTCGCGCCGGCGGGGATATCGGCGTTCCATGGACTGTCGGAGCGGAAGAAGTGATGCGCGCCTGGATCGGGATCGGGATCGGGCGCCGGCGGCGGTTCGGGAGCCGGTGCAGGTGCCCCTCCAACGAGCCGGATGTCGAACTCGATCGACACCGAGGTCGACTGTCCGGTCCATGTCGGGGTGAGCGTCACGCTGGTGGCCACGGTGGTCGCGCTGGCCGACTCGGCCGAGACCCCCGCGGAATCGAGGCCCACCGAGAAGATCCTCGACATGGCCGCGATGCTCTGCGAAAGCTCTCCGCCACCCGAGCGGCCGCGCCGCCACGATTCGATCGTGAAGTGCTTGCCGATGGCCGCCGTACCGGTCACCCATTCCGAGGAGGCCTCGGGCCGGCGGAACATATAGAGCGTCCCGCTGATCGCGCACGCGGCGAAGAAGAGCTTCTCGCCCGCGGCAACCGCCCCAAGGTCGATCGACGGGCCCTCATAGTTGACGTAGGCCCGCAGCCGGCCATCGCTGATACCGCACCAGATGGCGGTGTACTCGGACTGGTTCGGCGCGAGCCGGTGGCCGGAGAGCTCGATGATGGTCTCGGCCGCGCCCGTGCCGGCCTGGCGCTGGAACCACTGCGTCCAGGTCCAGTTGCGCGAGTCGGTCGGCAAGCCCGAGGTCGCGACGTAGCCGTCGGCCGGATCGAGCCCGAAGCGGTGGCCGGTGTACTGGACGGGCGCGGGCGGCGGGGTCGGTGCAGGCGGCTGCTGCGTGACGCCGCGCCAACGGCCACGAGAGAGCAGGATCGAGGCCGGCATCAGCGTTTCACGACGGTGATCCGCAACTCGAAGTCGCGGATGTTGACGTTGACCGGCGCGGTCGTGCCGACCGGCTTGGGCACCACGCCGCCTGGCGGGCTGCTGGGAACGGAGCTCGGCGGGCCTGATTTCGACACCCAGAGCTGCAGCGTCTGCGCGACGCCCGCGGCGGCCCTGAACGTCGTCGACAGGGAAAAGGCGCCGGCCGCGGTTCCGCTGCCCGGGATCGCCAGGATCGAGACCCACTTCATGGGCGCGCTCTTGCTGTAGAACAGCGCGACATCCACCATGACGGGCGTCGAGCTCGTCGCCTCGCCGCTCACGGCGCCGGTCAGCGTCACCTCCACGTCCGCAGTCACTGTGGGCGTGAAGGTGTGCAAGGTCTTGATGAACGGCCCCGGCGGGCCGATCCCGCCCATCGCGGCCGCAAAGTCGGTCACCGCCGGCGTCAGGATCTCGGTCGCCACCTTGTCTCCAAGCTGTGGCGTCCCGACGACTCCATTCGGCCCCGGCGACCACGGCGGGACCTGGTCGGCGCCGATGACCTCGAACACGCGGGGCTGGTGCACGTGCATCCATGAGCGCGGCTGGCCAGCAACCGTCCCGTACTTCCCGAACTGGATCAACATCGTCCGGGATCCGGGCGGTGCGGTCATAAAGGCCGACTTGAGCTCATAGTCCTCGGTATTCGGAGACTCGACCGATCGGACCGTCGTCAGCGTGCTGTTCCTCTGACCGGTGTGAGCCTTGTTCTCGTCGGAGAAAGCGATCGCCAGCCAGCCCTGACAGTGGACCGACTGCAAGAGGGCCGCGACGCCATATCGCTTGCCGGGCTCGCACTGGAGAAGAATGCTGTTGGCGCCGCCGGCAGGGGCGCCCGCGAGCGCGGTCCCTACCTGCTCGACGTACGCGCTGGTCGGCACGCCCTTGACCGCGCTCGAGTAGATGTTCTTCAACATCCGGACGACATCGGCGCTGAAACTGAACGCGTTGTAGCCGCTGGCGTCGTACTCGAACCCAGAGTTCGGCAGCAGGTTCGCCGGCATCGGCCGGTCCTTGAGCCCCACGAACCGCCCGCGCACGGTGTACTCGTAGGCCGGGACCGTGGCCAGGCTCTGCACCCCGCCGCCGAAGACGTTGTGGCTCGGGAACTTGAAGTAGATCTTCTTGCCGATGAGCTCGCGCTCGAGCGGGCCGGAGGTGCCCAGCGCCCCGTCGACCACGACGAAGGATTCGTTCGCGGCATGCGCCTGGTCGGCCGTGGTGTACCGCCCCCGGCGCAGGCCGTAGAGGTCGTACTGCCCTGCCCCGACAAGATCGCCCGCTTCATAGGCGAGGTACTCACCCGTGTCCGGGTCGCCCACGTAGCACAGCGATCGCAGGGCGTCGGCATCGGCAGCGGAGAACGACCGCAGGGCGGGCGCTCGGCCGTGCTGGGCGATTCGCAGGGGCCCGACGGTGCCGGCGGGCGAAGATGCCCTCACGCGGCCGCAGCGGGCGCTCTGCTCGATCGTGCCGAGCTGCTTGTAGCTCTGGCCATCGAGCGAGCAGTAGACATCGCACCCGCCCCACATGTCGTTCTGGCCGGCGACCGCGATCCACACCTCGAGGCCGGTCTCGGTGAACCCGCCCGGCGGCTCGATGAAGATCGGCGCCGTTACCAGGCCCGGGTCGGCGTTCTGGTTCATGACGAACCCGGCGCCGAGCTCGGGCGGGACCGCCGGCGCATTGGCGTGCGCGATCGGGAAGTCCTCGGCCTCGAAGTCGAGGGCGTCCGAGCCGGATTCCTTGATGCTCGTGATCTTCGTGATCACATCGACGATGCCGGCCGCCGGGTCGTCGAGCAGCACCAGGTCGCCGGGCTGGACCTCGATGTAGGCGCCCGGCAGGCTGAAGGTGTACGTGTTCCGAGCGGCCGAATCGCGCTGGCCGCGGACCATCGCCGAGCGCCGAGCCACCTCGCCATCACAGAGGAAATGCCACGCGTACGGATCGCCGACGCGCTTGCCGAAGTCGATCTCCGCGGCTTCGTCGCGGTACTCGACGATCTCGAGGTTGTAGCCGTTCGCGCGGTTCGAGTACTCGACGCGCGTCGACGTCTTCACCGAGCTCTGGCTGCGGCGCTCAACCTTGATGCGGGTCTTGAGCTGGTCGGGGCCAATCTCCAT